CTGCGCAGCCAGGCGGCGGTGGTCGGATCGGCCTCGATCTCGTCGCCTGCCTTGCAGTCGCGACCGGCGTGGGTGTGTGCCTTGAGCAGCTTGACCTTCTCGGTCTTCGCCTGTTGGGCCTCGGGTTTGGTGATTGCGGTTGCCATTGATGACCTCACTTTTGCAATACGTGGTTGAGTTGATAGGCGTCCACGAACAGGGCCGTGGAGTCGTCGTAGTCCATCAGTTCGCCGCCGGTCCACATCACATGCGTAGCGCCCGGTGCGGCCGGCAGCCAACCGATCAGCGCAGTGCGCACCTGGCCGATGACGCGGCGCAGCTCCGGCCCCAGCTGACTGCCCGGCTCGGGGCGGTAGTTGCGCACCGCCATGGCCACCCCGAAAGTGACGGATGCGGGCTGGACGCGTGCGCCCCGAGGGCCGTTCAGTCCGCCCATCTCGCCAGCGAAGATCACGAAGGCACTGGGCGTGGCGAAGCTGCGCAAGTCCTTGACCGCCGCATAGTCCGCGGCGCCACCCACCTCCCGCAGGTCCGGGCAAAGCGCCTGGTCCTTCAGGCGCGCCATCACCAGGCCGGTGTCGAAGGGCTCGAAGTTCATCGAAACCTCCGCAGCTGATCACGTCCGAAGACGGTGGGCGCGCCGGCAAAGCGCACGTCCGTGCTGGCGGCGTTGGCGACGGGGTCCTCGGCGCCCAGGCTGAACTTGCCGTCGGCCGTCAGCTGCAGGAGCTTCAGTGCGTCCCGGTAGTCCCGCACGATCGGGTCGTTGCTCTCCAGCGAGATCCGGCTCTTGTGCAACAGGTAGCGGGTGATCGCCCGGCTCCAGCTGCTGACCACGCCGGGCACCGGGGCCAGCGGCAGCGGGTAGCCGCGCCTGGCCAGGAACCCGTCGATCAGACTGTCGGCCTCGCGGATCGCGTCGTCGATGCGTCCCACGGCGGCATCGGCGGCCGCCTGGTCTCCCGCTTCCCACGTCGCCCGGTCGGCATCGCGCAGGGTCGCATCCATGAGCGCGTAGTCGATGATCGGCTGGTGCTCGGCGGATGCGACCTGCGCGAGCTCGCGCGCGCCGGGGCGCTCCGCGAGTTCGACGTGGGTGACGTAGGTCATGGGCGGCTCAGCTCAGCGGATCAGAGCCAGTCGGCCTTCAGGCCCTTCAGGCGGCCCTTCAGCTCGTTGGTCACCGCCACGCCGCCTTCGATGATCAGATCGTTGTTCAGCAGCTTGGTGGCGTCCTTCTCCAGCGTGGACGGGTAGGCCAGCAGCGTCGAGCGCAGGCCCAGCTTGCGACCGTGATCGCCGGTGCGGCCTTCGAGCGCCTGGATGGCTGCCCAGAGGTTGTCCGAGGTCAGGGCCTTGTTGCTGGACTGAGCCATCTGCCAGAAGCCGAAACCCGAGTTGCAGCGGCTGTCCACGCCGTACTTGAAGGCTGCGCGGTCGAAGACGTTGTCATCGGTCGGGGCGTCCTTGGCGACGAACTGGGGCGCTTTGCGCTCCTGGAAGATCAGCGGCTTGATGGCGCGGCTGGTATCCAGGACGTACCAGTAGGTCGTACCGCCACCGCTGTCGTCGATGTTGGAGACGGCCGTGGGCTTGCCCTTGTCGTTGAGCACCGAGTGCGTGGCACCGAAGAACGGCGTGCCGTCGTAGCAGTTGGTCGCGCGGCCGGCTGCCAAGAGGCCGAAGACCAGTTGGTCGGGGTGCGCGGCGCTGCTGCGGCCCATCTCGGCGAACAGCGGCGAGAAGACGCCGTACTGATCGTCTTCGATCGATGCACGCGGAACTTCGATGGTCAGCTCGAAGGGCTTGTTCTTCACCGTGTAGCCGTGGCTGGTGATGCCATGGACCACGCGATCGCCGATCCACTCGCGCATGTTCGGCACCTGGCCGAGCCAGCCGTACTCTTCCGAGCCGGTGCTGCTGGGCACGACAGTGGCGATCTGCGCGTACTGGCTGGCCACCTGGCCGAGACCGCCTTGGAAGTGGCTCTTGAAGGCGGTGAAGAGCGTCTTGAGGTTGCCCTGATTGATGAGCATGGTGTTCTCCGTTGGGGATGGGGGATGTGGCGGTTTGGAGCGGCTCTATCGATCAGCCGGCTTCTTCGATCGTCACGCTGATGCTGTGGGCACCGACGTCGACCCACACGCCGAGCTCGTCGAAGTCGACGATCACGCCTGCGACGGCCGTACCGGTCTTGCCCACGGTCTGGTCATCGACCACGTAGGCGATGGCACCGATGTCCGCTCGGGAGACAGCGGCGCCTGCAGTGCCGTTCTCGAAGCAGAAGACACCGCGCATGCCTTCGACGTGCGTGTCGCCGCCGGCCTGGTCGGCGCGGCCCTGCGCAACGCCGCGCACGGCGGTGCCGCCTGACGTGGACTTCACGGCGTTGCCGCTGCCATCCAGCGAGTACAAAGCGCCGGCGAAGATCAGCGCGGCCGCGGCCAGCGGGTCTTTGAAGAGCGCCCCTTCGCGGCGCGGGGTGTTGCGATCAGCAGTGAGTGCCATGGATCAGCCTCTAGCGGTTGGTGGTTGGAAAGCGCGTCAGGCCGTTTTGGCCTTGGCGAACTGCTCGGGGGTCAGGCCGGTGGCAGCGGCGACGGCGATCTCGCCCTCGGTCAGGCCGTGCGCGCCGTCCTTCTTGTCGTCGGGCTTTCGGCCCTGGGTCTGGGTGCCGGACAGCGCGGCGATGGGCTGCGCGGCCTTGAGGTAGCTGGTCAGCGCGGCCATGTTGGTCTTGCCCAAGTCGCGCGCCCAGGCCTCCATCGCGGGGAGCAGGCGACCGTCGCCCAGCGCATCGGACACGACCTGGTCGATCTGGCCTTGCACCTGCTGCGCCGTGAGCGCTGCGACGCTGGTGCGCAATTCTTCGACCACTGCGATCGGCACGTACTTGGCCGGGTCCGGGTTGCCGGCGGCGCGCAAGCTGGTGCAAGCGGCGGTCACCGATTCGCTGGTGGCGTCGTCGCCCAGCTGCAGCGCCTTGCGCGCTGCCGTGGCTTGGCTGCGCGCCGAGGCCACATCGGTCAGCGGCCCCAGGGCGGTGAGTGCCGTGACGGCAGCCGCCTCGGTGGTGGACTCGGGCAAGCCGAGGGCGGCCAGGACGGCCTTGAGCACTGGATTCACAGGGTTCTCCTGGTGGGTTGGTGAAACGAAAGCGGCGGTGGCCGCAGCGGTCAGAGACAGCGCGTCCATGCCGTGGATGGCAGGGTTGTTGGTCAGGGCGCCCATCAGGATCGACAGGACTTCGCCCGTGCCTTTGGCGTACTCGAATACCGGGCTGAAGTAGAGGTACTCCTTGGCGGCGATCTGCTGGCGCGCGCGCGCGGTCAGCTCGGCCAGCGCATAGAGGCCTCGGCCTTCCTGCCACTCCAGGTCACGGATCCAGGCGGCCGCCGGTGCCGGCTGACCGTTCTTTTCCTTGTTGAGGGTCTGGTGCTCGTAGTCGATGACCGGCGCCAGCTTCCTGGCGCGGAAGCGATCGATGACGCGTTGCGCGCTGGCAGCGTCGATGCGCCACGAGGGGGCGTCCTCCATCGGCCGTCCGTCGCTGGGCAAGAACACGCCATGCGGTGTGACCTGCAGCTTGACCAGGCCGGCCGCGTCAGGCTCTTGGCCGGCCAGCTCGAAGGAGCACGCGGCGATGGCCACGGCCGAGACGGCGACGGCCCCGGCGGACAGGACCGCGATGGAGGTGTGGAGCGAGCAGGCAGGACGACGCATGCCCGAATGCTCGGGCCCAGCGCCGGAGAAGTCTTTTGACCGAGGTGCATAAATGCACCATGGTCGATGAAGGCGCTACAGCTTGCCGTTGAGCCAGAGCAGCGTGACGCGCGCGATCTCGCTGCGGTCATCGTCCGACAGCCCAAGGAAGGGCCGCGCAGGAATGATGACCTTGTGTGCGCCGATCGCGACCTGGCGGGTGTGATTGGCCTTCGTCTTCTTCACGAAGAGCCGCCCGACCTTGCCGGTGCGCGCATTCTTGCGCAAGTGCAGCGTGGCCTGCCTGGCCGGCATGTCGATCTCGCCGCCGCGCTGGTGGATTGCCGCGTATTGCCGATCGCTGCCGACCTGCACCGCATCTGCTCCGTCAGGTTGCCAGCGGATCAGCTTCCGCAGATAGCCGCGCAACGTGAGGATCTTGTCCTTGCCGTACTTCTTGCGTTTGGCGTAACGCGGTTGCAATGCGACCCATGGCGTGCCATCGGGGGCCGACTGCGAAGAGAAGCGCTTCTGCGTCGACTCCAGCAGATGCTCGCCGATTTTTGCGAGGAGTTCCTGGGGTGATTGAAGGCGCTGCTCCAAAAGAGCCATATTCGCGACGGCCTTGTCGACGTCGGTCTCGAATCTGAGAGAGGTTCCGGCCATGGGCGTCAACTCCTACAATGCGGTCACTTCATCGGGTGAGAAGGCCGTGCCAGGCCCTGCGTCCCTACACTCGGAAGGAGCCCGCACGTGGCACCGCGCGGGCTCACTCATTTCCGGCTTCGCTGTCGCCGTCCTCTCGGCGATACAGACGCACGCCGATGCGCCAATC